CAAATATTTGTGTGCAGGATGATCGGTGAGAAGCGATGCAATTTTTGGCAGACGGATATCCGCTTTTGGCAGGGCAAGAATTTGCTCGTCAGGCTTTACATAATTACTTTTTCCGTTCTCGCCGTTACGCCACCGCTCAAGCGCGTACTCGTGTGCAAGAGCAGGAGCCACGAACTGCAAGAACCGATACATGGAGTGCCCAATACCACAGTTGTGGCATTTAAAAAAGTAGTCGTTCTTCTTCGGAAAGAAAAAACCACGAGCCTTTGTCTTGTTGCGTTGTGAGTCTCCACAAATAGGACATCGGCAGTTGGCTAGTTCTGCACTCTTCCACTTGAACGGCTGTAGTTGCGGCGACACCATATTGATATATTTTTTGTCGATGTAGGCAGACATTTTACGGCTTGTGTTGTTCTCGCTTGTGATCGGAATCGTACATCATTTTTGCAAGCGCGATCATATCATGCTGCGGCTCCCATTGCAACACCTGTTTGGCTTTTTCAGGATTACCAAGCAGATACGGAACCTCGTTGGGGCGAAACAGACGCGGATCAGTTTCCACATATTTGGTGTAGTTACCAAGTCCTGCGTACTGAAATACTACTTCCAAAAATTCACGCACCGAATAGGTGCGGTTGGTAGCCACCACATAGTCATCGCCCTGCGGCTGTTGCAGCATTCTCCACATGGCATCCACATAATCTCCTGCGAATCCCCAATCGCGCTTGGCATCAATATTTCCAAGTAACAGTTTCTGTTGCTTGCCCTGTGCAATACGAGCGGCTGCAATGGTAATCTTGCGGGTCACGAATGTTTCGCCACGCCGTGGGCTTTCGTGGTTGAACAAAATACCTGAACTTGCGTGAAGTCCGTAGGCTTGGCGATACACGCGGGTCATGTGGTGTGCGTGGAGTTTGGCTACTGCATATGGCGATACAGGACTCATGCGGCTGCTTTCGGTGTAGCCTGTGGTTCCGTAATCCTTGGAGTCTCCGTACATTTCCGAAGACGAAGCCTGATAGAAACGAGTGTGTGGAGACACCGAACGAATGGCTTCAAGCATTTTCAGCGTTCCCCCTGCAATGCCGTCACTAGTGTACTCAGGAACATCAAACGAAACCGCAACATGGGACTGTGCTGCAAGATTGTACACCTCATCAGGCTTGTACTTCATAAGCAGATTGGTGAATGCCCCACCATCAGTTAGATCATAGTAACACATCGTGAACTGTGAATTTGAAATTGCATCATTATAGATGTGGTCAACCCGCTCTGTGTTGATCAGTGAAGTACGCCGCTTGAGTCCCACCACAAAATATCCCTTGGAGATTAGTAGATCCGCAAGATAGGAACCGTCTTGTCCGTTTACGCCTGTAATAATTGCTGTCTTCATTTTAAACACTCCAATCAGAGGTATCACGCTTAGTATCAAACTTGCTCTTCAAGTCCTTGCCGTAACCACTTCCAAAGCCGTCTGTTTCCTTCTTGTTGATGTTTGCGTCCATCAAGTCTTCAGACTCGCTGCTGTCCACATCAAAGAACTTCATCTTGGAGTAATTCAACCCCACAATAAACTTTTTGTTTGCTGCCTTCGTATTGTATCGGTTCTTTAACTGCTTTACCAAGATGTGTCCCGACTTTTCCAATTCATCGGTGGTGATTAAGGCAATCATCAAGTCTGCTGTTGCAGGAAGTCCAAACGATTCCGCAGTATCGGTCAAGTCCACATCGGTGGACGAGAAGCCACCACGATTAGTCTGTGTGGCAGAGATAATGGGAACATCCCGTTCCATCGCCAAGCCACGCAACTCTTCGGCAATAGCCTTAATATATCCGTATGAATTAATTGTGCCACCGCTCTTGAAGCGGGAAGACGAGCAGATATTAATATAGTCAATGAATATAATATCAGGAACAAACTGCTTCTTCATTCGCAACTCGTCCAACAGAATACGAAAGTGATTTGCATTCGCAGACGATGTGGGATACTCTTTAACAATGAGTTTACCGCTGACTCCCCGTGTGTGCGCTTGCAACCGCTTCTTGTACATTTCCAAAGACAAGTCAGTCATGTCTTCCATTGAAATATCCATGATGTTTGCGTCAATGCGTTCAGCAATGCGTTCCTCTGCCATCTCAAGAGTAATGTACAGCACATTCTTGTTCTGCATGAGACAAGCCGCAGCGTGATGGCACATGAACGCACTCTTGCCTACACCCGTTCCTGCCATAAAAATATTCAATGTCTTGGAGCAGATGCCGCCCTTGGTAATGGTGTTGAACATCTCCAAGTCAAACGGAATACGCTTCTCTACCCTGTGATAGAACTCGTACCGCTCTTCGTAGTCCTCAAGAAAGTCGTGACCCACATCGGTATCAAAGGAAACAGCAAGTGCCTTTGATAGAATTTCGGGAAGAGCCAAGGGGGTGCGTGTCTTGTCTTTGCCGTCAATAATTTGAATTGACTCAAGAATAGCATTGTAGATAGCCTTGTCTTGACAGAACTTCTCGGTGGTTTTCACCAACCAATCAGTATCCTGTTTTGTAGACTTGCACATCTCTCCAACAAGAGTCTTGCATCGTGAGAATTCGTCCTCACTAATACTCTTGTCTCCCTCAATGGAAATCAGCAGGGCTTCTTTGCTTGGAACCCCCTTGTACTCTTCCACAAACTTCTGAACAGAACGAAAAACCGTCTTGTCTACCCGATCAATAAAGTATTCCTCTTGCAAGAATGGAATAGTCTTCTTGCAGAATTCAGAATCATTAAGCAGTCCCGATAGGATCGTTCGTTCCGTCTGACTCATATCACTCCTCGTCTGTTGTGACTTCAGGCTTCTCGTCTGTTCCGTAGCAGAACTCCTTCTTCACGGCAACTTCAATTGCTGCAAGCACATCGGGAGTGTAGTACTTCTCAGGATCCCGATTAATCTGTGACTCGAAAGCCGTCTTGCCTGTGGGCAACTGAATCTTTGTGGACACCTTGGTGAAGATGCCGTACTTGATTGCCACATCCAATAGCCCGTAGTACTTGTTGAGTCCTGTTTCAAAATTCAACTGCACATCAATCATCTTGTCCTGCTTCGTCATACGGCTCTTGTTGGTCTTGCAGTGAATAATATTGCCAACCACCTCGTTGTCAACCTTGTCCTTCTTCTTGGACAGGTAGATGATAGTCGATGCAGCGTACTTCAGACCGCTGCCACCGCCCATTTCCTTCATTGGAATATACGCACCCACAACATCGTAAGTGTGGTTTGTAAGAATGAGTGGAATACGAGCGTAGCCCAACTTGATGGTAAGCACACGGAAGGTAGCCTTGAGAACCTGTGCGCGAGTCATGTCACGGGTTCCCTTGCCTTCGGCGGTGTCGTTCATTTCCTTCTCTGTGGACAACATTCCCAAAGAGTCAAGCACAATCATCATGCGAGGACGAGACTTGCTGTCTGTCTCCAAATACTTGTCCACGGTGAGAACACATTGGTGACGGAACTCTTCCACCGTGGCAACAGGCAGCACAGCCACCCGCGAACGATCAATTCCGCGAGAGTCAAGCATTTCACTAGTGATGGCTTGCTCCGTATCAAAATACAGCACCATTGCCGTGGGATCACTATCAAGAAATTCACGAACCACATTCAGCGCAAAGTAAGTCTTGCCTGTGGCTTGTTCACCCGCAAGAGCAATAATCTTGTTGTCGGGAATGCCACCGTAGATGGAACCACTCAGTAGAGCATTAAAAGAATACGATCCCGTGGAAATAAATCCCTTGACATCGCTGCCCTCCAATCCGTCTGCTGCAATGGTTGCGTACTTGTTGTTTGCCGCCTTCAAAATATCATTCAGTTTCATAATGTCTTAATGCCTTGTGTTGAGTGTCAATCAATTCCATCTCTGCCTCACAACTCCTAATTGTATCAAGAGGAGTGAGTTTGTCAACGATCATCTGCTTTACTTCATGTCGAAGCAGGTCTTTTCTTTTTCGGAGAAGACCTTTCAAATATTCGATGTTTAAGGTTTGCATCAGGTAGAGAGTTTCAGTCCTGAAGAGCCAGTGGACGGAACAACTAGTCCATTGAATGCACCATTAAATTCATTTGCAAGATCCGT